CCGTTGTATAAGTTTCGTTGCGGCAGGGCAAATTCATAGCAATCTTCGTAGATTGTACGCCATTCATCTTTGCGAGCTTGTGCTTTTGCCTCTCGCGCAATGACTTCTCTCGTTGATAGCTTAGGCATTTGCCTTGTTCCTCTTGCTTATAGCGGCAGCTTTACGCTTGGCATCCGCTGTAGATGAAGCGCCCCAGGCGCGGAGCGCCAACAATTTCCGTGTCGGTCGGCCCTTGCTGTCACGATCCGGCCCGGGGTTCCCCGCCATTCGAGCCAGGAAGGACGCTCTGCGGGGATTGTCGCCGGATTTAACGGGGGCTTTTAAATTAGATCCCTCTTTGCGCTTGAAGTAAGCGCGACCGGCAGCGTTCAATCCGCCTTTAGGATTTTGATACGCTTTTTTTACCACTACTTGTTGCCTTTTTCTTTGGGGCAGCTTTTTTCTTTGGAGCCTTCCCGCCTTCCCAAGCTTCATTCACGTCTGGGGTAGATGGATCATCTGACATCAACTGCCCCTTTTCATTTCTTGCGCGTTTTGGCTGGGGATCAGCTTTTTGGTAAACGCGAGAATCTTCTTTGATTTTTGTCATACTGCTTCCTATCAGATATTCATTAGCAACCGGCGACGACGAGCGTATCTTTCGCCTTGAGCCTTTTCAAACGCCTTACGCTTCTTTTGTCCTTCGGCCCGTTCTTCTGACAGTTTTGCGGCTTTTTCTTGCTCGAAAAGCATTTGCGCAGATGGGCGTTTACTTCTCCGCTTCTCGCGCTTCTTTTCGTTTCTTCTTGATCGCTCTAGCATTTCTTCGTGTTTTTTTCGAGTTATTGCAGAACGCGCCCGAAAGCTTGGTGACTTTGGTTCAAGGCCAAGACCCATGCGAATATCAGATCCAAGCGTTTCTTTTTTTGCTTGTGCCTTTAATGGCTGAGTCCCGCCCTTCGGCATATCAAGATCCCCCGCCTAACTTTCTAGTCATTGGGGATCCTGGGCCTTCTTGTCGTGTCGGAGAAAACAATAACCTAAAACCACCGCGACGAAGTAATCTTCTTCTTGCTTGAACATCTTGCATTTCTTTGCGCTCTTGAGATGTGGCGCGTTCTTCAGCCCGTTCTTGCGCCTCCGTTGCTTTCTGTTGAGCAGCTACTTCTTCGGCACTTGGCCCCCTTCTGCGTCCACCCCCGAATAATCCAGACATTACTCAAACCTCGCCATCGCATAATAGTCAGCCCCCTCTGGGCCAAACTTTCTTAATATGCACTCTACCTCAAAATGTAGTGCCTTAGCAAACCTTAATGCGCGGGTATTGTCCACTTTTACGAAGATTTGCATACGTCTGATATCTGTATCAGACATCACTTCACGCAAAAGCGCCCTTGCACCGATCAAAGTTGACCTTGCGTGACGATCCAAGCCCTCGCCCGGAATAAACCAAGCTTCGACCAAACCGGGCCATATATCCCTTACTCCGAAGATAGCAACGACCTTGCCGCGCCCGATAGCGGTCCATGACCAGCCTAGCACAGAATAATCCCAAACATAATCTCTGTAGTGCGGTATATGTCTGGCGTATTCCTCTTCGTGCGGCCCCAGCTTAATATTATAAACATGGCTGAGTGTGAGCGGAACGATTTGCTCATCGGTTCGCATTTGAAAGGTTGGTAACTGGATCAGTCCCATCAGAACACGTTAAATTCCGTTTCCGCAGAATAGCTTTGTGCTGCGAAGGAATTACCATAGCTTCCCCTGCGCAACCGGCGTTGTTCACCACCACCCAGCATAAGATACCCAAACGCATCCCCGCAGTGTGAATGATCGTTTTTCACCGGCGTATCTTTAAATCGATCTTGCCCAGCGCCCATGCTTTGACGCTTGAAAAAGTACCCACCGCTTAGAGATTTGCGCAATCTCAGGCATTTCTTGTCCACCATCAGCCCAGGCTTGCCATTTATTAGCCGCCCCATAGGACTTGCCCCAGCCTCTCGTCTGACTTGAAACGCATTGCTTTCTGTTGGTTGTGCTTTGAAACCAAGTGATCTGAGATGGTCAAAGGCTGTAACCTCGTAAATCTCATCCCGTTTATTCCCCGCTGGATCGCCCCAGATCAGAATATCATGCTTAGAATATTTCTGAGCAATCAGTGCCATCATTTCTTGACCAAACCGCTCAAGGCCCATGTCAAACGTCACAAGCTCATCGCAGATCCGCCACGCCCCTGCTTGCGTTCTCTGCCCAAAGATCGCTGCCGGTGTTAATCCAAAGTCAACGCCGATCTGCATTGGATAATACGGATCAACCTCAACATCCCCGCTCATCAATTCATCGTCATACTCTGGCCAGACCGGACGCCCCTCTTGCACAAACGTATACATTCCCTGCGCGTAGCACCTGATCCAATCCGCATTCTTTCCGCCGAGAAGCTGTTGATAATATCCGGGCGGCAGATTGTTTCTATTCTCCGCATCCTCGTTGGTTTTCCACCACTTGCCCCCAGAAAACACATGGCCCTGCGCCTCTGGATTCTCAGGAACATCTTTCCCATCCACTGCCAAAACACCGCCGGGTTGTCTGAAGAACGTCCACGGATATGCACCACCAATCGGGTTTTTCTCTGCCAGCTCATGCCACCAATGGTCATTGTCAGGCGGGTTGGTGTCCATCCAAATACCGTACCACGTCGGAGAACCATCTGCTTTTGTAGGATATCTCCCGACCCTGTGTGTCAAGCCATCAATAACAGCCTTTGGCAGCTCCCTTGCCTCATTGACCCAAGCACCCGTAAGCTCCAATGACAATAGCTTCCGTACATCTTGCGGAGAAGAAAGAGCCATGAAGATCACTTCGCAATCAATGCCCGGAATATCCTCTCTCGTCGGAATCCGAATATGGTGCGAAATAGGCGGTTGCCAGCGCATACCACCCCAAACATCCTCTGGAAACAACTCTTGCCAAGTCTTAATCGTCGTTGTTCTCAATTCAGGATAAGTATTTCTAACAATCACAAACCGAGAATATCTGATCCCATCTCTGGGACTCGGCCTTTGACGTACCGCCCGTAACATAATCTCAGCCGCACACCCGTAAGACTTCCCAGATCCAACCGGACCCATCAATCCCCGAACAAAGCTATCGTCATGCAGAAACTTCCAAACAGTCGGACTGTTCTCAAAGTTTAAATCAAGGCTGGGTATCGCGCTCATTTTTCATCATCCACCACCTCAGCATACTCTGTCGTTGCCGCCGGTCCACGCATATTAATCCCAACAATCGATGGCTTATCGTTCTCTTTCTCAGGATTATCTAAGAAACCCGCAGCCTTCGCCAAGATACGCAAAACACTTACCTTGTCATGCAGCTCAATCGATACACGACCATCTGGCATCGGAACAATCTTCTTTATCGCCCTCAAAGCATAATCAGGTATCTCATCCAACGGACGCATAGAACCATCAAGATTTATAATCTCTGTTATCGAAGTGGTCCCAAGAGCAATTAACTCTTGGGCAACCGCTTCCTTGTTATTCTCCAACGTCTCACTGGTCCGAATACGCCGCTGTGCTAAACGTACCCCGCCAAATCTACCAATCGGAGTCTGACGCGTTCTCGCCATCAGAACGGTATAGCATCTTCTGTCTGAGAAGACCTTTGCATCTGTTGACCACCAGATTTAGGCTCATCCTCAAACAAGTTTAACCAAATCTCACCATTCTCATCAGGCAATGGCAAAGCATTCAACTTTACCCTCGTTCCACCACTGTCACTAAACGCAATACCCAACCTGACCCAATCCTTCTTCTCAGGATCATTCCGCCGCTTCTGTCCCTGAACAACTCGATACATCTTCTTCATAACTCAATCCTTCCTAATTGATAAAAATAGGTATGGCACACAATCCAGAAAAAAACCAGAAAATATTTTTGTGAGGGTATGCAGCTATAGCGGCGGGGGTGGGGGGCAAGGGGGTCGGTCGTGCGCAAACGTGCGCTGGCCGTGCTGCGAAAATGCTTGCGATGCGCTGGCCGTGCCTGAAATTACTGCACCTAAATCGATTACAGCGCATAATACGTATTATGTTAAATGACTTATCGTTTATTATCAAGGTCTTAGCTTTTTTACTACCGCTCCGATTGTATTCTTACCGCGTTTTGGTGCGCTTCCCAGCTTCTTTTGCACCGGAACTGTGAACCAAGCCAGCCCTCGCGGGTAATCCCGGCGGTTATCATGGCACCATTTCGCATGGCCTTTGAGGATATCGCCCCAAATCTCCACTGTCAGCCCATCCTTGACCCAAGATTCCATGACCTGATAATCTCTGTCGTTGACCTGTCTAGGTGTTCCATAACTTTCAGCAATTCTTAAAAACAAAGAACAACATTGTCTACTGACATCACTTATACTGTTATATATACTGTTAAATGGTCTGTTTAGTGAAACTTCTGGGGTTTCAGGGGGTGAAACTTCTGAGGTTGCACCCTGTGAAACTTCTGAGGTTGACACGTTGGACTTATCCACAGAGTTATCCACAGGCAAATTGATGACTTCTGCTGGCTTCTTTTCCATCTGTTGACGCAACTTTTCTCTGCGTTCTTCTAGGCCGATACGCTCTGCCGGTGATAGATTTGCAAGTGCTTCCTCTTCTGTTTTTACATCGTCATAAATGACCTTGTATGTGGTGGTTGTTTGTCCTTTATAACGCCGCTTGGCTCTTACAATGTATTCTAAGTCTCTCAGTTTTCTAAGCTGCTTGTTGACTGCTTGCCGAGAGATACCGAGATCGCTTGCAAGTCTTGCCTGTGAGACGAATGTACAGCCCGTTTCGTCGCAATAAGAACAGAGAGCCGCCAGCACAGAAAGAGCGCTTGTGCGCGTTATCTGGGGATCTGTGATTGCCTTGATTGGAAGTATGGCAAACTTTCTCAGATCCTTTGCCCTGATCGTTACCGGTTTCATATCAGCCCCATACTGATTGCGATGATTGCAACCACGGTCAACACAATGGCCGCTGCAATGCACAGCTTGTCTTGTTTTGTTGTTCTCATGTTTCTGCCTCCACTTGCACCAACAACAACGGCTGGCCGTACTTCTTGGTGATCTTTAACGTCTGAACCAGCTTATCATCTTCAAAGCAAACGCCGTTGAGAGCGTCCAGGACGAGCTTTGCCACATTATCGATGTCCGGCTTGCCGGGAACCACTTCCCCTCGTGTGGCGGCCTCTACGCGCTTCTTAGGCCATGATTTAGGAATCGGGAACTGTGCCAAGATGTAAACCTTGCACGGAACCGTGAACGGATCAATCCCCAGAGACACCATTTCATCCGATGCCTTGGCCGCGATCTTTAGCTCAAAGTCTTTCGTTTTCTTTGGCGTGAATACGCGCCCGGTTCTGGTAAACCGTGGGCGACCCTTGCCGATCGGTGTGTCAGCCAACCAGAAACTTACCTTGTGTATGCTTTTACTCCTGGTTTCTTAGCCATGTTTCAAGGTCAACTTGCTCATCATTTTCTGTAAAAGTGACCGCCGGTTTTGTGCTTGGCAAATGTTGATCGACCAGATTTGATAAGACCCTGGCCGCACTTTCGCCCATCTTATCTGCATAAAGATCCAACTTTTCCTTTGTTTCTGCGGGCATTCGAGTGTGAAAAACTACAATGTTTTCAGCAACTAAGCGTTTTTTTGACATTTTTTTTCCTTTTTCTTTCCGATATCGCTTGACACTATTAGAGATATCTTT